ATAGCGGCCAATATATCTTTACGAACTAGAAAAGAGGCTAAAGAAGAAGTCGCAAAAACCAAAAAGGTAAACCTAACTAGAGAACTTGCAAAAGAGAAGGCCAAAAGTGCCAAGCTACGAAAAAAAGAACGAGATTATAAAGGATTTGTCAGAAAACTAGGTGCAAAAGAACTAAGCGACCTGGATCCTGATGAAATTAGACTAAAATTAGACCAAATAATGGATTGGAATGAGAAGTCTAAACAACCATAGGCTTGACAAAGTGAGAGGAGTGGTATATAATGATTAGTATGATTACAGAAAGTGACTTAAAAAGATTATATGGTGAAAAGGAAACACAAGAGAGATTAATCAATAACGCTGTTGACGCTTGTAAAAGAGCACAATCAGATTGGGCAAAAGATTATTGGTTTGGTGTTTTTAAAACCTTATGTGAAAAGTTTAAGAGAACTGATTTATATAATAAACATTTACATTAGGAGGTCAAGTGAATATATTTTATGTAGATAAACATCCGGTAAAAGCTGCTGAACAAATGTGTGATAAACACATTGTTAAAATGATATTAGAATCAGCACAACTTTTATCAACCTGTCATAGAGTACAAGACGGTACTGAATACTATGATAAAACAAAAAATGGTCGTAAGATTAAAAGATGGCGACATCCAAATCCTAATTTAGAACCATTGTTATACAAAGCTGGTTGGGTAAAACACCCTAGTACAGTTTGGTTGTTTGAAAGTGCCTATAATTACAGATGGTTATATTTACATATGATGGCTTTGAATGATGAGTACAAGAAAAGATACAATCATACAAAGAACCATGTTACGATTGATAAACTAGGTGATATTCTAAGACACCCACCTAAGAACGCTAAATATAATGTCATTGCGACAGAACCAAAACCTGCTATGCCTGAACATTGTAAAGTACCAGGTGACGCAGTTGCAAGTTATCGTAAGTATTATATTTTAGAAAAGAAAAGATTTGCCACATGGAAGGCACCGGCAAAAATGCCAGAATGGTACAGACAAGGAGTTAAGAATGGCTGACATTAATTTAAAAGGACATATTATACAAGGATTAAAAGACCATGCACAAGGTCATATTGAAAAGCATAAAATGAATGTAGAAGTTTTATTGCAACGACCTGCTGGTATTGGTGAACACGGCGATGTTTTAACTGAAATTGAAAAAGAGTTAAAAGTTATTGCTGAGTATGATGACCAGTTAGAAATGTTAAACAAATATTTTAAGGACTAATATGCCAGTATATGATTTTATCAATACAAAGACCGGTAAAAAATTTACCGATATGATGAGTATTGCCGACAAAGAAGAATACTTAAAAAAGAATCCACATATAAAACAAGGTATTGGTAAGATAAATATTGTAAGTGGTGTTATGGGTGTAGGCCGTATGAAAACAGACGGCGGTTGGAAAGATATGTTAAGTCGTATTGGTGACGCACATCCAGGTAGTAAAGTCCACGATTTATATGGTAATAAAAGTACCAAAGATATTAAAACAAGACAAGTAGTTAAGAAACACCAGAAACGACAAGCTGCTCAACGAAAAGCAAGAGGTAAGTAATGGCAAAAGATATACCTGATTTTATGAGAGGATTTGACCTTGATGATGATTGGGGTATGACGCCTGTAACAACGGTGGCAGAAACTCCAACAGTTGACCCTAAATTAGTTGAGAACTCAAATTTAGAAATCGCTAAAGTCAAAGAAGATGTTGGCGATATTAAAAGTATGATGAATGAAATCATGCAGATTGTTGCTGATAAAGAAACAGTAACTAAAACTGAAACAGATGAAGAAACACAAAAAAGATTTAAAGATTTAGAAAAGATTATATTACCATTTCTTTATAATCTATCTAAAAGTGAAGAACCTTACATACATTGGCCTAACAGAGGTCCAATTATTAAGGCACAGATTGAAAATATACTCAAACTCACAAGGGGGTAGTATGGATATAAAGGCTCAACATAAAGAGTTGAAGAAAGAAGTTAATAAACTTGAAGAACAACGAAACAATGATAGGTCTTTTTCATTATGGCAAAAAATAAAAGAAATGAAGAAACTAAAATTACAAGCAAAGGATAAATTAAATGCAAAGTAATTACGATAAATGCTTAGAAACTATTTTACACCATGAAGGTGGATATGTAAATCATCCAAAGGATCCTGGTGGTGAAACAAATTTAGGCGTAACAAAAAGAGTATATGAAGAGTTTGGTGGTACAAAAGATATGAAAGACCTAACCGTTGAAGATGTGGCACCAATTTATAAAAAAGGCTATTGGGATAAAATGAAAGGTGATGACCTACCAAATGGTTTAGACCTTTGCGTTTTTGATTTTGGTGTAAATGCTGGTCCAGGTAGAGCGGCTAAGTACCTACAAACTATGATTGGTACTGTTGCAGATGGTGGTATTGGTCCTAATACACTTAAAAAATTAGGTGAATATGTTGAGGAGTTTGGTGTTGAAAATGCGATTAAAAGATACCAAGAAACAAGACAAAAATATTATGAGGGACTATCAACATTTGCTACATTTGGCAGAGGTTGGACAAGACGAGTAGATGAAACTACTGAATTAGCCTTGTCAATGGTCAGCTGAAAAGTAGAACCGTTTAAATCGGAAAGAGATTATATAAACAATTTATATTGTCGAAAAGGCACCTAGGGTTGCCAAAACCCTAGTTGTCTTATATAATGGTTAGATAATGCAAAAAGGAGAATATTATGGCGTTTAATTTTGTAAAACTGGATGAGAGTAAACTTCCTAAAACTAAAGGCAAGCGTATTGATGGTATGAGGTTTTATGATGTAGATGGTCATAACTATCCTTCGGTCACTACTGTGCTTGGTTATAATACTGGTGACGGTATTAAAAAATGGCGTGAATCAATTGGTGAAGATGTTGCCAATTATGAAATGCGTAGAGCAGCTGCTCGTGGTAAAGCCACACACAATCTAATCGAACAATACATTAAAGGCGAAACTGCTTCCGAATCAGCAGTGTTACCTATTGGTCTATTCAGACTAATTAAACCTTATGTTGACCAAATTGATAATGTACATTTGCTTGAGGCAATCATGTACAGTAAAAAACTAACACTTGCTGGTCAAGTTGATTGTGTTGCAGAATATAATGGTAAATTATCTGTAATTGATTTTAAAACTTCTAATAAGTTTAAGCAAGAGGAGTGGGTACAAAACTACTTTATGCAATGTACGGCCTATGCTATTATGTATGAAGAGCTATTCGGTAAACCCATAGAACAAATTGTTGTCCTTATTGCCTGTGAAGATGGTACAGCACAAACTTACATCAAAGAAAAGAAAGACTTTATTGTTCCGTTAACAAAACAGATTGAAGGTTTTTATAAATATTATGAAGACCTTAACAAAGATAAAGTAAAATAATCAGCCGTTAAGTCAGAGAGGAAAAAGTAATGTTTAAGTTACTACTTACGGCTATCATAGTAGGACTAACTAGTATAGCCAATGCAGAAACCCCAAATAATTGGGACGAAACAAAGTATGATTTTCGTTGGCTTCATGTACCGGTAGTTTGTGGTGCGACAGTAGAAGTACAAAGATATTTGGACGATAATAAGTTTAAATTAGTCAGTATGTCATTAGGTAGAGAGGGTGCAAATCCAGATGGTGATATGGCATATCTTGTAACTTATTATATTAAAGATGATGAAACAGAATCAGTATCAGCAGTAACATCGCCGTCAGGCCATGAAACTTGTATGCTGTATAGAAGTTTTGATTTAAGAGTACCTGGTACTCAAACATAGAATTGCTTGTTGACTATAAGTGAACTAGGCATACTGGACGAGGGTGCAACTCCCTCCACCTCCACCATAAGCACACTTTTAGGAGTGTTCTTATGGGGGGTGTGGTAGGTTCGACAGGTGTTGAAAGACTTATAAGAGAGTAATAGTAGGCGTACTTAAACGCATTTTTAAATGGCGAAGATAATTTTGCCCTTGCAGCCTAGTAATTAGGTTACGGAGTTTGTAGGTGTACTTGGCAACAGAAACACCTACGCTTTACTTTTTAACAATAATAGTATATAATGAGAGAATATGAACAGTAAAGAATTTAGTTTAAAAATTGAGAGCATATCTAAACAAAAAAGATGTTCTTACATGGATGCCATACTAGAGTTTTGTAAAGAAAAAGACCTAGACCCTAGTACCGTTGGTAATCTCGTATCAAAATCCCTAAAAGAAAAAATCAAAGCAGAAGCAATAGACCTTAAACTATTAAAAGGTTCTGCCTCTATGCCACAAGGAAAGTTACCGATATGAATATACAATTAATTGATAAAATGGGAAGTGACTTATCAGTTGTAAATGCAGCTCGTGTATCATTTGCCAAAAAGAAAGATGTACTAGACCAATCAGATGAAAAGTTAATTAAATATTTGGCAGACCATGACCATTGGTCACCTTTTGGCCATACTACTTTACAATTCTTAATTAAGGCTCCTGTGTTTGTTGCAAGACAATTAGTAAAACATCAAGTTGGTTTAGTTTGGAATGAAGTAAGTCGAAGATATGTAGATTACGAACCAGAATTTTATGTGCCATTTATGTGGCGTGGTAAACCAGAAAATAAAAAACAAGGTTCAAGTGAAGATGAAATAGAATATGATATTACACCAACAATGCAATATTGTAAAGAAACATATAACAATTTGTTAAAAGCCGGCATTGCACCTGAAATGGCAAGAATGGTATTACCACAAAATATGATGACAGAGTGGTATTGGACAGGTTCATTAATGGCATTTGTTCGTGTTGTAAATCTAAGAGTAAAACCAGATTCACAAGAAGAAACAAGAATGATTGCTTTACAAATGTCACAACATTTAAAAGACCATTTCCCTATTAGTGCAAAATATTTACTGGAAAGAGAATAGATGAAAAAATGGAAAGATAGTGTTACAGATTTTTTTAAATGGGTCAAAGGTACTGAACTTGTTGAACTAGATGACATTGATGTATCTGAGGATCCTGTAAGACCTGAACTTACATTAGGTTTTAGAATACAACATGGCCGTAAAATATTTGGTCTAAAATATGAAAATGAAATTGAAGCAATTGTTTGTGTAGCAGCTTGTCCTGAAGTACCATTTTCTGTAAGAGAAATGGATTATATGTCACAGGCGGCCAACCAAGATGGCATGAGAGGTCATATCTTAGTTGCCTATACAGTATGGTCTAGGAAAAAAGGTGCAGGTAGAGAGATTATTAAAAAACTAGCTGAGTATGCTGATGAACAAAATTATGAAAGATTGGTAACTTTATCACCATTGACACCAATGGCTACACACTTTCATATTAGTAATGGTGCAAAACAATTAAACATAAACGAAGAAACACAAAATTTTGAATACAAATTACCAAAACTAAATTAATGACTAGAGATATATTTGAAAGTGTTATAGATGTAGGTAGTGGTTTTATATTAGCTGTTCTTATACAGTTACTAATATTTCCATTATTTGATTTACACCCTAGTATATTTGACAGTATGGGTATTGCTTTAATATTTACTGTGGTGTCTATGACAAGGTCAGCATTGTGGAGAAGGTATTTTAGAAAACGAAGAATATGAAATATGGTGGATTTGAAGTATATAAAACTTACTTGGCCGTTAAACTACATTTTACTTCGCCTACATATGATTATCATAAGTATGAGGGCAAAGTCAATGCAAAACTGGATACATTTACAAGTAGGAATGATAGGTACTTTTTTCACAAACTTAGCACACAATACAAAGAAGATGAAATATTGGATTTTTTCGTTGCCAATTTTGCAAAAGATGATAAGAAATGGGTAAAGAGTTTATTAGAAAATGACGGCAAAGGGAACTATTTGGAGTATCGAAAGTATAAAGAATCAGTTGGTTATCACTTTCGAAGCGATTGTGGCGTCATTAATGATAGGATTGGGCGTGATATGGTTAGGTTTAATGATGTTATGGTCTGTAATAATGGACAACATCCAACAATGTTACGCTTACTTATTCAAAAAAGAATTAATATCCAGACCGCCATCATTATTGATTCAATACTTTCGTATAGTAAGAATTGGTCTAAAACTATTAATGAGAGGGTTGTATGGCCTAAAATCGCATTTAAGATGGCCAAGTTAAAAGGTTTTATTAATTATAATGAAACAGAATGTAAAATGATTATGAAGGAGATATTTACATGAACGCAATAAAAGAATTTTGGTTATCATCTTATCAATCGGATAGGGTGGCATTTTATTTTGAACTTGTAAGTTTCTTTTTTATAGTAGGTGCAAGTATGACAATGGCAATTACAGCAGTTGCACCTGATATGAGATACATTTATCCAGGTTATTTTATTGGTAGTTTAACAGCTGTGTATGCCCATTATAGAAGAAAGTTAGCATGGCCTACAATGTTAGTAGGTTACTTTACAATCGTTAATGTGTACGGTTGGTTTGTTGCTATGAAATGGTTATGAGTAAAGAACAATTAGATAGAATAGAAAAGAAAATAGATAAGTTAAATAAAAAACTTGATACACATATTAGAGAAATATGGTCAGTTTATGAACCTATAAAAAAGATATTAGAAAAACTTGAAAAGTTTAAATTATGGTAGAAGTGGAATATGGCTATAGAACCTATTAAAGAAAAATTAGATGAAAAGATTGCTAAATTAAATAGTAGTCGTGTATATAAAAAGATTACACCTAGAGGTGATTTATCTTGGTATATAAAGTGGGCTAGTAGTATTCTTTTAATTATTGCAATGATACTTACTTCAGCAAATTTATTTCCTTATAATTTATATCCTGCTACAGTAGGTATGATTGGTTGGTTAATTGTTGGTTTGTTATGGCATGACAGAGCATTAATAGTTTTAAATGCAATAAGTGTGGCTATCTATGCTACAGGTATTGTTAACAGTTGGTTTGGCGGATGAAAAGAGTATTTTTAATTGGTAATGGTGGTAGTAGAGAGGGTTTTGATTTAGAACAATTAAGACCACATGGTAAAATCTATGGCTGCAATGCCATTTACAGAGATGGATTTAGACCAGATGTTTTAACTGCTGTTGACCATGGTATCATGCACGAAATTTATAATAATGGTGTTGCAGATGAAATACCTTGTTACTTTAGAGATTGGACAAGAGTGCCACAAGAACATTACGAAATGATGAAGTGGGCTGGTTTAAATTTAGACCAAAGAGAAAAAGTAAAAAAACATTTTGACGCCTTTAATGAAAATGAAAAAGGTGACCGAACACAATTTGTAATGCACGGTATGAATATGGCAGGTAAAGTTGGTATCATTAGAAGATATGAAGATAAACCTGAAGCATACAAAGTTATGAAAAAAGAATTAGACCATTCTGATTGCAATGTAAGTTGGGTACATGATGATGACAAGGCAACTAGTTTGACAGATTTTTATAAAGAAGAAACAGAATTTAAAAAAGATAGAGGTTGGGCTG